GTCGACGTCCCCTCCAAATTGGCTCGAGGACCCGGGGGGGATGGTATTTGAACATTAAAACGCGCGGGCGCGTGCGTGGGCGCAGGCCCTACGCGCGCACGGGCGCGAACTAACCACCCACCAACCGGCGACCAACCTCCCAGGATCAGCGCCATTTCCCCCAGGAGTGCCCGCCCTTCTCCGGATGAGCTTTGGAGTGGCACGCGGCGCACAGAGCCTTCCCGTTGTCCAGCCTGTAGCGGAGCTCTGGATACTCGTCCACGTGCTTGATGTGATGCGCGACCGTCGCGATGATCGGCTGGCCGCTTTTGTCGGTCCGGCCGTAGCGCCGGCACTCCTCGCACAGGCCTCCGGCGCGGCTGATGACCTTGTCCCTCCACGCCTTATATCGGCCCGTGTTGTAGAACGGATCCGCAGACAATTTTTCAGCCCCCTGTGTGTGTTGGCGGCTCCCACCTCTTGGCGCGTGTCGACGCACTGATCCCGCCCCCGCCGCTCGCGTCGGAGAGAGACTTCCGCGTCGGCGCCCGCATTCAAAAGCAGGGGCTGGCTGCTGACCCCCGCTTTTCACGGTATCAGCATAGCACGGAAAGCACGCCCCGATAGTATCAGTTTTCGCCCGGGCCGAAGTCGAGCGCCTGATCAAGGCGGACGTAAAACTCACGCCGCCGGCGGTAAAACTCATTCCGGTGACTCGTGGGCATGAGCACCGGGTCGATGTACTCCAGGGCGATCCCCATGCAGCAGTTCTGGATCAGGGCCGAGTACCACGCGCCGCCGCCGGTCTTCCTGGCCACACCCTCCACGAGGTCGATCTTTTTCAGCAGCGTCTCGCGCTTCTCGGCCAGGCGCGCCACGGGATCGCTCACGGTTCCCTCGGCGTGTGGCTGTGGGTTGTAATTCTGAGCGCCGACGCCGATCAGGCTGGACGCCATACTTTTCCACTCCGGGTATTGAAGGCAAAACGCCCTCAGCTCGTTATAGCGCTCCCGCGAGATCCCGACCTTGGTGTAGTCAGGGTGATAGGTTCGCAAGGCCGCTCCCTCCTTTCCGGATCAGCTGGCACCGGATGAAAACGCCCTCCATGATGTCCGAGGTCCACACCTCGCAGGAGACGGGCTCGTCTCCCGGATAGGCCTTCCGGAGGATGTTCTTCCAGTCGTCCTCCAGCTCGCCGGCCATCCGCTCGACCTTCCGCCTGGAGAGCTTGGAGTTGCTGACGGTGATCCTCGGCTGGGTCAGGCCCTGGGAGCAGCACCATTTCTTCCGGTTCCGCTGGGCCTTCGTGATGTATCGCGCGATGGAGGCCAGGCCCTCCTCGTTGGGCTGGAGGCGGTCGGCGTTGGCCCAGCCCTTCCGCCAGCAGGCCTCGATCTCCTCGCGGGTCAGGCCGCCGGAGAGGATCATGTGGCAGTGGATCCGCTTCCGCTCGCCGCTCTCGTTGTCTTCCAGGGCGTAGATGTATTTGGCTTTCGGCAGGCCCCGCTTCTCCCGGAGCCGCTGCAGGCGCCGGATGAAATTCCGGACGTCTTTCTGGGACCTCTCCCAGGTCGGAGGCTCGCCGGCATAGGTCAGGGTGACGTGGAGATCCTCGCGGGTGAAATTGGCGTTGGCCAGCCGGATCACTCTCCGGATCGCCGCCTGATGGTTCGCCCGCCGCATTCTCTCCGGGGTGAGGTTCGCCTTCGCCTTCCTGGCCCGGGCCTCCTGGCTCCTCCCGAACGCCGGATAGATCTCGCACTCGGTGACCGGGCCGGATCGGATCGTCCGGACCCGATAGATCAGCTGGCCCGCTCTGGCCCGGATCGGCTCCGCCCAGGCGAGGCGCTCCAGCTCCGTCCGGCCCTCCACGTCGAAGAGGCACTCCCACTCAAACCCCAGCTTGTCCACGCTCCGCCCCTCCTCGTTCCGTCCCTCAAGGGGAACCGCTACGCGCGGTGCGCCAGGGATAAGGGGACCGCGCGCCGGCTTGAGCTCTCCCCGGCGTCCGGAGCGCGGCCCCCTTCCCTGGACCCAAACCCCCAGGACGAATGGTCGAAATGTTAATGGCCCATACAAGCCCGAATCGGGCAGGACGCCCGGCAGGTGTTTCTTCTATATTATTGGCAAGTGATCAGGCACGACCGCGTCCAGGAGCGCGGGCTGTTTTGTTTTCCAGGAATTTGGCGATCCGGTCGCATTGTTCTTGATAGGCGCAGCGGACGTACATCTCGAGCACGTGATCGTCGGCCCAGAGTTTCTCGACCTCCGGCGAAAACTCCGGGCATCCGTCGCAATACTCTTTCAGATCCATCTGTGGCATCATGGCCGCTCTCTCCTTCTCCGTGTTTTGTGTATTTGTGTTTGTGATTGTCGCGCCCGGTGCCGCCCCGGGAGGATCCTGGCACATCGTCCGCCGGTTGCCGCATCCGTCGGAGGATCCCGCGCTGGCCCGCGACATGGAAAGCCTTCCCCTATAGGGGAAGGTGGCGCAAAGCGCCGGATGAGGTCCGTCAGTTCTCCTTCTCCCTCGGGCACCAGTCCGGGCACTGGCACTGATCCAGCTGGATCCTGAGCCAGGCCCGGACGCCCGCAGGGTTGTCGCCGAACTCGACGCCGATCCGGCGGCCGCGCTCGGTCTGGTAGCAGCATTTGGCCTCCTGGCCGGTGTCGATGGTGTCGATCCGCAGGTGCTCGCAGCGCAGGCACTCGTAGCGGCGTTTCCGCTTTCTTGGCATTACGCCATCGCCTCCAGCGGCAGGCGGCCCGCGCCCTGGCCCTCGTAGGGGCCGCCCTTGAGGAACATGTCGCAGCACTCCTCAATGGCCATGGACAGCCTGGAGATCAGCGCGGCCTCGGAAACGATGTCGTTCACGGTCAGCGTGATCCGGTCCCACTCGTCGCCGTTCAGGGTGAAGCCGATCTTTTTCTGCAAATCCTTGACCTCGCCCCGGAGGCTCTCGGTCAATCGGTACAGATCCGCGAAAAGGATTTTCTGTTCTTCCATTTTCCTCTCTCCTTTGTCGGTGCTCAGGTGTGAAGGTCGAGCACCGTCAGATAGCAGCTGTCCCGGTATTTCCTGGCAATGGCCTTGAGCTTCTCGTCGAAGTGCTCGTCGGTGTTCCAGTTCTCGCCGTCCCAGGTTTCCCGCGCCGAAGCGACCCCGTCGCCGTCAATGACGCAGAAGCAGCCGTCTGAAATATCGTCGAAGTTTTTGATGTCCGGGATCCACGCGCCGTCGACGTAGAGGATCCCGTCGCGATAGCCGAGATAACGCGCGGCCTCCGTCTCGTCTACCTTGTAGCGCATATCTGAGTGGTCGTATTCCAGCATCCCATGGGTGATCCTTTCGAGGAAGCCGCTTCGGAAAAGCCTCCCGGCGCGCCTTTTGAGCGCGTAGACGTCGAACTCGTATTTCTCGATTTGTTCAGCTCCGGCGACGTTCAGCTTGAGCTTTCCGCCGTATCGGCCGCCGATGTTCATGAAGTCCCATTTGAACACCGGCCTCTCCTCGTGGTCGTTGTATTCATAATATGGCTCCATGGCCTTCTTGATGACGCCATCCGTCGGAAACTGTCTTGTGTAGAGATAGCAGCAATAATGCACGGTTTACCCCTCCTGTCCCGTCTCTTCCCCGGCCTGGGCATTACGCCATCGCCTCCAGTCATTTTCCTCTCACGTCCACCCTCAGCCCCAGCGCCTCGCAGCAGGCCAGTAGGCTGTACAGGTTCGGGCTCCGATGGTCTTTTCCGCGCTTGCGCCAGGCGTAGATTCCCCGGTGGCTGAAGCCGGACATCTCGCCCAGGCGCCTGATGGTCACGCCTTGGGCCTTGGCCTCCTCCCATATCGTGTCCATCAGACGCACTACCTCCGCCTCCACCCTCTCCGGGTCTACTCGCTCCGGTTCTCGTTCTCGTCCAGCCATTCGATTTCCCTCCAGTCGATTGGGATGAGCTTGGCCATCGGGGCCTTCGTCCTCACCCCTCCGCCCCCACGTCATGATCGAAAGCTTCCTCGCCCGCCGCCCGGAACATCTCCGCGGCCTCCTGATCGTCGTAGGTGGTCTTCCCGGCGGCCGCCAGCTTTTGATGGTAGAGCTCCTCCGTCTCGGCCAGCAGGTCCATGATCTCCGCGTCCGGGTTGGCGTCGCCGGCCTCCAGGACCGCGTCCACGGCCCAGTCGGTGACCTGGGTGATCTGATCGGAGGTCATGATCTTGAGCTCCGTGTCGTTGTAGGTGTTGTTGATCAGCTGGCCGACCATCACGGCCTGCTCGCCGGTCAGGATTTCGCCCTTGTGGGCGCCGTACTTCACGCGGTACTTCGCGCCGGCGCGGGCCGCGGCCCGCCGCTGTGCCCTGTTCATGGTGAAACGCCTCCTTTTTCGGTTTTCGATCGAATCATTCGCAGTTGTCCTCCTCCCAGAAATCGTCGCCCGGTTTTTCGGGCAGCGGGAGGGCGATCTGATCGCGGCGGGCCAGCTCGGCCTCCAGCTCCGCGATCCGCCGGGCCTGATCCTCCACCGTCAGGGCCGCCTCTTTCAGCAGCTGGGCCTCCTGGTGGTTGACGAACAGCCCCTTTTTCGCCATGCCCCGGAGGGCCTTGGCCAGGTCTCCGGTTTTCATGCGCTACACCTCCGCCGTCTCTTTGTAGATGGGGTGGCTGCCGTCCATGAGGCTCTGTTCCAGGTCGCTGATGGTGTAGCCCAGCTCCAGGAGGATCCCGTAGGTCATGGCGTAGTCCGGCGTCGGCACCTGGACGAAGCGCCCGTGCTCCACCCGGATCAGCTTCCGGTCCCAGGGGTCCACGTTCAGGGCCAGGGCCGCGGCGAGGCGGCGGTCGGGGATCTTCTTCCGCTGGAAGAAGTAGCGCACGCTGTTCCGCTCGGTCGGGTCCATCGTTGGGCCGACGTCATCGTCGCCCAGCAGCACCATCCGCAGATCATCCAGGTCAAAATGCGTGGAATACCGGAACTTCATCTCCGGGCGCGTGAGGATCGCTTCCAGCAGCAGCTTACAGGCGCGGGCCTCGTCTTCCTTCGTGCCGGCGGGCAGGTCGTGGATGAAGGCGTCCCGGAGATCCTCGCACTCGTCGTTGAGGCGCTCCGCCTCGGCCTCCATGTTTTTGACCGCGCGGTCGCGCTTTTTCGTGAGGTCGCGGTCGCGCTCCCAGCCCTTGTTCTTCCGGAGGATCCAGCCGCACTGGCCCTCACAGACCCAGGCGTACTCCGCGCCCTCGTCCGGGGTGAACGGCTGGTATTTGTCCAGGGCGTCCATGCCGCTGATGAAGCGTACCGTGTCCCAGAGGCCGCCCCAGCGCTCGTTGGGCTTTTTCAGCTCGTGGATGGGCAGGCCCCGGATCAGCTCCAGGAAGCGCGCCCTGAATTTCCGGGCGTTTTGGTTGTAGATCGCGTTGGTCTTGGCCTGGTTGAAGGCGTAGCCCTGGGAATATTTGGCCATGACCTCGTTCCGGGTGTCCTCGTCCTCGATGGCCTGGAGCTCCACCAGGTCCTGGATGGTGATTCCCTTGTCGACGGCGGTTTTCAGCGCGTCGGGCTTGTAGGCCGTGCAGATCTTCGCGTCCCGGCGGACGGTTTTCTCGGCAATGCCGGTTTTCCGGGCGATCTCCGGCAGGTCCATGCCGATCTGGACCATCCGGCCCACGCCCTGGATCTGTTCATAGAGGGTCAGGGCGTTCCGCTGGACGTTCTCCGCCATCATGGTGGCCAGCTGCTCGTCCGGCGTCATGTCTGAGATGACGCAGGGCACCTCGGTCAGGCCGGCGCGGATCGCCGCGGCGAAGCGGCGGTGGCCGATCACGATCCGGTAGTTTCCGGGCGCGCCCGGCATGGGCACCACGGTCAGGTTCTGCAGGATCCCGGAGGCGCGGACCGAGGCGGTCAGCTCTTCCAGGTCGCCCAGGTCCTTCCGCGGGTTGTCCGGGTGCGGCCCCAGCCTGCAAGTCTCAATCATTACAAGCTCGTTCATTTTCTCTCTCCTCACTACTCACTACTCACTTCTCAGATCCTCCAGTCCAGCAATTTCGCGTCCGCCGCGATCTGGGCGCGGATCTCGCGGAGCATCTCCCGGAGGACCTCCACGGTCTCGGCCATGGCGTCGAACTCTTCGTCGCAGCCCTTCTCGGCGGTCATGGCGTTCTGTCCGCGGGAGAACATGCGCCGCAGGCCCTCGGTCAGGGTCAGGCAGCGCTCGAGGGCCCAGTAGCGCCTTTTGTTTTCGATGCAGCGCTCCTTCAGCTTCTCAATGTCCGGCACGGTCAGCCCTTCTTTCTGTCGCTCTTCCGGTTCTTCCGGAAGGCGTCGGCGCTGGGGCAGGTGGCGAAGTGGGAGATGTAGCCCTCGTGGACGTCCCGGTCTCCCGGGAGCGGAGGCACCCCGCGGACGACGATCCCGTCGCTCAGCACGTACTTCGCGAAGCCGTTGTCGTCCGGGACGAAGCTCACCGGCTCCGCGTCCACGGGCATGGTCTTCCCCTTGACGGTTTTGATGAAGATGATCCGCGCCCCGCAGGCGCGGCAGACGGTGACGGCAGGCCGCAGGGTCACAGCCTCCACCTCCTCGCCGGGTAATAGCCGATCTCCGCGTACTGGGCGCGGAGGGTGGTCAGGTGGCCGCGGGTGGCCTCGTGGAGCAGCTTCCCGACCTGGCGCTCCTCCTTCGGAGGCAGCAGGTCCATCTGTCGCTCGCACCACCAGCAGGCCAGGGAGGCGATCAGGATAATCGATCCGATGACGAACATTGTTTTCCCCTCCTTAGTGGAACGTCGTGGGGAGGATGTAGGCCTCCACCGGTTTGATCTCCGGATAGCCGTGGACCGTGGGCTCGGCGGTGATCAGCCACTTGTCACCGTCTGTCAGGGCCGCCGGCGGGCGGAGGATGTAGTTATTCCCGAGGATCTCTTGGATGGCGAAGACGGCCACGCCCATGGCCTCCTCGGCGGAGGAGGCGACGGGCCACGCCTCCACGATGTCCCCCTGGATCGTGGTCACGCTCCAGCAGCGGGTCGGGTTTTCGTCCCTGTACTCGATCATGGTTTCTCTCTCCTTTGGTCGATTCGGTTCACATCGGCACGCCGGCGGCCCGGCAGCCGTTCACGTAGCTTTTCATCATGTCTGCCAGGGCGTCGGCCCAGTTCCCGGCGGCCTCTTCCTCGCTGGCCGGGAGGCGGGCCGCTCCGGCGTCCTCCGCGCGGATGTAGAGGGGCACCGCCGGCAGCAGCTCGCCGGTGGCGGGATCTCTCAGGGCGGTCACGCCCACCTGGATGAAATCAGCCATTGGTTTACTCCCTTCAAGCCTTCCCCTTTCAGGGGAAGGTGGCGCGAAGCGCCGGATGAGGTCATTTCTTCGCCAGCCCGTCGTCGATCAGCTGGCGCTTGAGTACGTCGATTTTCTGGGGGTCGGGCGCGCCCTTAGGCCGGGTGGTGAGGATCAGCTTGACCTGATCATAGGTCAGGGCCTTGAGCTTCGGCGGGATGTCGCCGTCGGCCACGCGCCGCCGGTAGGCCGCGGTGAACTTCGCCAGGTCCACGCCCGCCGCCGCGGCGGCCTCCTTCGCGGTGAAGGTCATCTCTTTCGGGATCATTCGGAGTCCTCCTCTCTCTCCTCCGCCTCCGCCATCGCGGCCTTGGCGAAGGCTTCGGCGTCGTCGATTCGGTCGTTCAGCAGATCCTTTCCGGTGGCGGCCGACATGATGAGGAGCGTGAGGGCCTTCTCCCAGAGCTCCGACACGTTCCCGAAGCCCCGGTCCGGGTCCTTGAGGATGGTGTGCAGCTCGCTGGCCAGCTCCATGCTGGACAGGTGGCCGTGATGGATGGCGTTGGTGTTGTGGATGCCCGCCGCGGTGCTGAGGTCGTCGAAGATGAAGATGATCGCGCCCCGGCCCTCGGCGGTAACGACTTCCCCCGTCTCCGTCGTGAGGGTCATTTTCAGTTTGGGTTTGGATTCAGCAGCCATGGTTTTCTCTCTCCTTTACTGTTAAACTTTTTGTGGACAGTCGGCGAAAAAAAGATTCCGCATATCCTCCGGGATTTCCACGTGCAGGAGCCGGGCCATGGCGAGGATCTCCGAGGCGGTGGGCTCCTGGGCGCCGCCTACAATCCGCCGGACTTTCTGCTCGTTCATTCCGAGGGCCGCCGCAAAGGCGCGTATGGTCCGGTAGTTCTCGACAATTCTGCCCAGTAATGTTTTCGTCATATTTTCACCTCCGAACTGTCAACATTTTGTGGACACTCGTATCATAGCACACTATTTGGCGGCTGTCAACACTAAGTTTACAATATTATTAAATTGTGTTGACTTCCTATTATAGTCCCTGTATAATGGAGCCGGAAAGAGGGGTGATTCGATGGCCGACAATCCCATGGAGGAGAAATTTCTTTCGCGGCTGAACCGTCTTTTTGACCGCGATCCCCGGACGGACACGGCGATCAGTGACGCCCTCGGCGTCTCCAAACAAACGGTTTCCTACTGGCGCAGCGGCCGCCGATCCCCGAAGCGCTCGATGATCTATAAGATCGCGGAGATGTACAGCGTCTCGCCGATCTGGCTCATGGGTTTTGACGAGGAGGAGGGGCCCGAGGAGGAGCGCTCGGTCATGGTCGAGCTCTCCACCCAGGAGCTCCGCCTCCTGTGCGCCTGGCGCGGCGCGGAGCTGACCTATCAGACGGTGGCCATGGAGCTGCTGGAGAATCATCCGAAAAGGGGGAACGGGCATGAGTGAGAAGAATCTTCGTCGGTGGGTGGCGGTGCTGTCGGTCTATGCGGTGATCGCAACCGCCGCTTTTCTGTCGGTACTGGCCACGCGGCCGCAGGCGGCGGCCGTGGGCGCGGTGTCTACGGCTTCGGCCCCTCCGGCGGCCCTGGAGACCGTCCACCTGGGCGCGGGGCTGTACGTGATCGGCGAGGACGTCCCGGCGGGCGTCTACCGGATCTCCGTGGAGCCGGGAACGGTGGCCGCGGTCTATTACCTCTACCGGAGCCGCGACGCCTACGACGTCGACCTCTATCAGACCTACAACATGGTCAAGGACTACGAAGGCGACGTGGCCGTGGTGGAGCGGGAGGAGCTCCCCGCGGGCGGCCTGATCCGCGTGACGGACAAGGTCGTCCTGGAGCCCTACGGCGGGAAAGGGGCTTGACGCATGGCCAGAAAAAGCGAAGCCTCCACCCGGGCGGTGATCTACGCCCGGTATTCTTCCCACGCCCAGAACGAGCAGAGCATCGACGGGCAGCTCCATGACGCCTATGCCTTCGCGGAGCGGAACGGCTACACCGTGATCGGGGAGTACATCGACCGGGCGCTCACGGGCACCAAAGACAGCCGGCCGGATTTCCAGCGGATGATCCGGGACGCGGAAAAAGGACAGTTCCAGCTCGTGATCGTCTGGAAACTCGACCGTTTCGCCCGGAATCGGTATGACTCGGCCATCTACAAGGCGAAACTGAAAAAATCCGGCGTCCGGGTGGTCTCCGTGATGGAGAACCTGACCGACGGGCCGGAGGGGATCATCCTGGAGGGCATCCTGGAGAGCATGGCGGAGTATTACTCGGCCAATCTGGCCGAGAACGTCCGGCGCGGTATGTCGGAGCTCGTCCGCCGGGGGCTGTTCCCGGGCGGGCCGGTTCCCCTGGGCTACCGGGTCGAAAATCACCGGCTTGTCATCGACGAGCGGACCGCGCCGATCGTGCGGGAGATGTTCCGCCGGTACGCCGACGGGGAAGGCCCCGCGGAGATCGCCCGGGATCTGAACCGCCGCGGCTACAAAACGCAGACCGGTCAGGCCTTCTCGCCCTCCTCGTTCAAGCTGATCTCCAATCCGGCCTACGCGGGCCGCTACACCTACGCCGGGGAGGTCGTCGAGGGCGCGGCGGACGCCATGATCGACGCGGACACCTTCCGCCGGGCGAACGACCGCCGGGCGATGAACCGGCGGGCCCCGGCCCAGCACAAGGCCGGCGAGCGTTATCTTCTCTCCGGGAAGGCTTTCTGCGGCCACTGCGGCAAGCCGATGATCGGGGAGAGCGGGCGCGGGAAGCTGGGCACGGTTTATCACTATTACGCCTGCGCCCAAAAGAAAAAGACCGGCGCCTGCCGGAAGCGCAACGAGAAAAAGGACTTTGTCGAGCGCTACGTCTGCGAGCAGACCGTCCGCTATATCCTCGACCCTGAGCGCCAGCGGCTGATCGCGGAGCGCGTCGTGGACGCCTATAACCGCGAGTTCAACGGCGGCCAGGTCGAGGCCCTGGAGCGCCGCCTCCGCCGGATCGACGCGGATCTGAACAAGCTCGTGGATAACCTCCTCGATCTCCCGAAGTCCGCCCGGGAGAAGATCGTCTCCCGCATGGAGCAGCTGGACGCGGAGAAGGCCGAGGCCGAGGCCGACCTGGCGAAGGCGCGGATCACCGCCGGGATCCGGATCACCGCCGCCCAGGTGACCGCCTGGATTCGCTCCTTCGCCGACGGTGACCTCGAGGATCCAGACTTCCGTCAGAAACTCATCGACACCTTCGTCAATTCCGTCTACCTCTACGACGACAAGCTCGTGATCTTCTACAACCTCCGCGGCGAAGCTCCCTCCACCATCCCCACCAAACAGGACGTCGACTCCGCCGTCGAGGGTTCGGATTTCGAGGGAGATGGTGTACCACCCCTCCCCAAATCCGAACCTCGCCTGATATGGGTGCATCGGATGATGGGGATTGTCATCCTCCGCGGATAACAAAAAAGCCGGGAATCGCTCCCGGCTTTTTCTGTATCTGTGTTTACTCTTCCTCCGGCTCGCTCTTTGGCAGCTCCAGCACCGCCGCCTCGATCAGGTCGGAGATGGCCGCGCGGTCGGCGTCGCCCAGCTCCAGGCCGTCGATCTTGGCGTAGAGCTGGGCCTGGGCCATGGCCTCGGTTTTCCGGGCCTGATTGTCCCAGGGGATGTCGCCGGATTTGGTCATCTGCTCCACGGCCCGCACCGCGAGCCGGGCGTAGGTGAACAGCTGGCCGACGAAGCCGTCCTCCGGGCTGACCGGGATGGTGTCCAGCAGATCGCCGGCGGCGGTGATGGTGGTCTCGGAAACCAGGCCGCGCTTGAGGAGCACGATCAGGGCCACGGCCACGAGGGCCGCGATGATGATGGCGGAAACCTCCACCCAGTTGATGCTTTCCATGGTATTTTCCCTCCGTTATCCGTTTTGGTCGATGTGTTCGTTGTCTCCGGTGTCGGAGACGGCTTTCCGGCTGAAATAGCCGACGATGCCCTTTTCGATGACGCTGTTGCCGGTGTAGAAGCCGATGGAGACCATCATCACGTCGTCGACGCCCGCCTGCATGGCGGAGATGGCGGCGCTCAGGCCCGCGTTGACGGCCACGAGGATCAGCGCGGCCAGCCGGTAGACCGCCCAGATGATCAGGATGGCCACGGCGATCCGCTTGGAAAACTGGACGTACTGAGCCTTCATTGTCTCTTCTCCAGGTCGTCGATCCGGTGATTCGCAACCTTGATTTTCTCGTCCTGGAGGGCGGTCTTTTCCTCCAGGCGGTAGGTCCGCTCGATGATGGAGTTGTGTTTTTCGACGCGGTCGCTCAGGGTTTTGATCTCCTGATGAATGACATTGATCTGGCCCTGAATGTTGGTGTCATTGACCTCGGATTTTTTATCCATCGCCGCGATCGTGGACCGGTTGGCCGCCAGCACCGTGATGATCGTTCCGATCAGGCTCACGCCGGCGGTGATGATGGCCACGAGGATCCCGTTGTCCACTTAGCCCACCCCCACGATCGTCTTGAGAAATGCCAGGTCGCGCTCCATGCGGTCTCTCATGAGGCAGAGCTCGGAGTATTCCTCCGGGGTCAGGGTCCGGACGTAGGCCTGGACGGGGTCCGGCGTGTCGACCGGGAGATCCGTGGCGGTGGCCGCGTCCGGGACCGGCGCCAGGAACTGGGCCATCATGTAGCCGCCCTCGTCGCCGGTGATCACCTCGCGCCAGCCGGCCGAGTCCTCCCCGGCCTCCACCAGGGTCCCGACCGGGAGCTCCTTCAACACGTCCGCGTCGGTGGACGGGCTTTTCCTCACCCGGACCGGCTTGCCGTTCTTCGACGTTACGATCATTGTCTGCATGGGTTTTTCCTCCTTCTTGTCCGGGTTTCCATAATCCACGGCGTTGAGCCGCCCCACCGCGCCCCATTTGGAGAGCGGCGTCCGGGTGAAGCCCGCGTCCACGCCCTGGGCGTTGAGGACGTGTTTCCCGTCCTCGTCCACCAGGCCGATGTGGTAATAGTCGTTGAGGTCCCCGTTGTAGGCCGAGCCGCCCTTCCGGTATTTCTCCGGGAGGGCATATTTCGGATGTCCCGGCTCGCGGATCTTGAACGCGGCATAGCCGGGCTTGGCCGCGCTGATGGGCTCCACCTGCTCCACATAGCCGCGGGCGATGGCGTTGGAGCCCTGGGGGATCCGGTGACCCAGCTTGGCGTAGGCGAGGGTGAAGGCGCCGGAGCAGTCCACCTCGCCATCCTTCGCGGAGCCCCACTTGTAGCGCCATTTCTGCCGGTACATGGTCTGGAACCAGCCGATGAGCTTATTCGCGCTGATCATCGTCGAACCGCTCCTCTCTCATGCCGTCGTCCCAGTCGGGCGGGTGCTTTTCGTGGTATCGGGTCTTGAGCCAGTCCAGCAGCGCCAGCAGCGCGAAGCCCGCCAGGGCGAGAATGCCGATCACCGTCCAGACCTCCACGTCCGTCATGGTCATGCCCTCCTTCAAGCGTTCGCCGCGGCCTCCAGGGCCGCGATCCTCTCCTCCAGGGCCGCCAGGGTCAGGGCCCGGCCGCCGCTCTGGATCACGGTCTCGCTCCCGGTCTCCAGCACCTGGGCGCGCCCCTGCCAAACGCAGTCGATCTCCTCGCCCTCGGTCAGGTAGGCGGAGATCAGCAGCGGGCCGGGGGCCGCGTAGCACTCCGCCGGCAGGGTCAGGGCGGCGCCCTCCGCGGTGATCTCGCCGTCGAACTCCACCGTGACCTGATCGGCCCGGAGGGCGCGGGCGCTCACGCTCCCGGTGATGGCTCCGCTCCTGGCCGCCAGGATGATCCTGTGGGCCCTGGCCTCGCCGGTGAACAGCGTCACCGCCATGGCCTCCGGCTGCTGGGCGTCCTGGGCCGGGTCAATGGTCCGTCTGATGGTGTGCAATCCGATCAACCCCTTTCGAGCGCCTCGACCCGCGCGGTCAGCGCGGCGATCACGGCGTTTTGGTCGTTGATGTGGGCCTGGAGTGTGTCCACGGTGTTGGAGCCGTAGAGGCCGCCCTTTGTGAGGCGGAAGCCGCAGAGCTGGACCGTGGCCGTGTATTTCCGGCAGACGCCGAAGGCCACGCGCTTTTTCCAGCCGCCCGCGTTTCCGGCGTGGTCGGTGGAGTGATAAACGAACGTCCAGGAAACCCGCTTCCAGGCGGCGAAGTCCGGCGCGGCGATCTCCAGGGAGAGCTGATTCTCGCCATCGTAGCCCCACCCGTTCCCGCCGGCGCTCATGCCGTATTTGAGGACAAGCCGGGCCTTTGTGCCGGTGGTGATCCGCGCCCAGCAGCTGAGGGTGTAGGTCTCGCCGTCCGTCATGTCCAGGACGCCGGAGGGGCCATAGGGCACCTGCTGGCCGTCCACCTCCCGGGTGCCGCCGTCGTTGCCGTGGTTGAAAATCAGGTCCTCGCTGTTATGGTAGCCGCTCTCCGCTCCGGTGACGGCGAACTGGAGGGCGTAGCGGTAGACCGCGCCGTCGGTGTCGTGGATCGCGCCGGCGTCGCCCAGGTCGGCCACGGAGGTCCGGATCTCGTCCTCGTCCTTGAAGACGTGCCACACGTCCTTGTAGGTGATGGCGCCCGTGGTGGGATCCACGGAGTCGATCTCCCGGTACCAGGAATCGCCCTTGTCCGCGGGCTCCTCGGTGTAGGTGGTCTCGGTGGGCCTCCGGATGGATTTGACCCAGGGGCGCTCCGAGCCGTACCAGCGCTTGGCCTCGCCGAAGGGGAAGTTTGAGCCGCCGCTGTTGGTGAAAAACTCCTGGTTCGGGATCAGGTTCGGGGTGTTCAGGGCCCGGACGTCGGCCTCGGCCAGCGCGGAGACAATGCCGTCGACGGTCTCGTTGAAGGTATCCACCTTGCCCTCGATGTTGCCGATGTTCACGGCCCACACGGCCATCTGATGGGCGCCGGCGATGTCCGCCTTGACGTCGGCGATCATCTCCTCCATGGTCTTGCTGGGGGTGGTCTCCTCGGTGATCACGTCGTCCGTGGTTGTTGGGGCGACCTGGCCGGCGCAGGCGTAGACGCACACGGTCATCGGGTCCACATCGCCGCCGCTTTCGGTGTTGATGGCCTCGTTGGTGACGAAAATGGCCAGGCCGAAGGGGCCCGGCGCGTTGTAGCAGGTCTCCGGCAGGGTCACGGTGGCCGTCACGCCGGAGAGGGTGCCCACGATGTGGACGGTCTGGCCGTCGCTCCGGCGGAAGCGGGCGAAGACGTCCGTGGCCTCGGCAAGTACGTCGCCGTTCTCGATCGTGATGATGAAGGTGTGCGCGCCCTTTTCCAGGGTGAACAGCATGTGATAAAGCGGCTCCACCTCCACGCGCCCGTCCGCGCCATAGGTCCGCTCAATCGTCGCCATGGATCACACCTCCTTCTGTCAGCTGAGGGAGTAAACGGCGCAGCCGTCGGACTGGACGATCTTCGCTCCCGAGAGGCAGAAGCCCTTGATGCCGGTGGCGAAGTCCGCGTCGATCCTGTAGGTCTCCAGGGAGACCCGGGAGGCTACCTGAAGCGCGCCCGGCGCCAGGCCGACGCACTGGTCGACCAGGTCGTTGGAGTAGTAGAAGTCCACGCCGATGATGGAGCAGAGAGCGCCGCGCTTCATCCCGGCGGCGGAGGGCGCCGCGGCGCTGGCGCCGAAGGACTCGCTCTGGGCCATCGCTCCATACATGTTGTAGGGGAGGATGAGCGCGGTCCCGCGGAGCTGGCAGTTGCGGGCCATCATGCTCATGATCATCCCGAGGACCTGGGGATAGAGGTCGGAGGATACGTCCATGGAGCCGGTGATCCCCGCGCCTTCGGTGATGGTCTCCAGAACGTAGGTTTCCAGATCCTCATCGAAGCGGCGGAGCATAATCTTCTTCGTCTCCTCGACGAGGTTCACGCGGGCCTCCGCGGCCTCGGTGTCTTTCACCTGGACGTGGCTGTAGACGGAGTGGTCGAGGACCAGGGTCCGGTCGGTGCCGGAGAGGGATTCCGGCGCAGCCAGGGCGGTGCCCGCGACATAGGGACGGACGGTGCAGGGGGTCAGGGCTCCGATGTGGACGGTGTCGCCGTACTCCAGCAGCTCGGCCTCATAGTCGCGGCCCGCCAGGGCCAGAAACAGCAGGGGACGCTTGTAGACGTCCAGCAGCGTCGGGGACCAGTTTTTCGGGATGATGGACGTGATGGCCATGGTTCATTCTCCTTTCGGTTCTTCGGTCGCTTCGGTGGGTTCTTTCATAGCTTCAATCACGCGCTCCAGCGTGAAAATCGCGCCGAGCAGGTAATCCATGTTGGCTTTTCCCCGGACTTCCACCTTGTCCAGGGTGTTGATGGCGATCTGGATACTCTTGACAGGGTCCATGTTCAATCCTCCTTTACGTATTCAGCAGATGGATCTGTACCTTCCGGGAAAGGCCTCCCACCGTGACCGTGAACCAGCAGTAGGTCATCGCCTTGGAAACGGAGTAGTTCTTTGTCACGCCCGTGGTCTCGCCGCTGCCGCTGCCCATGCTGCCCCAGGTCCAGGTCGTCGGGATGCTCACCGAGATCCGGGCCACGCGGTTCGAGGCGCTGGAGTCGGTGTGGCTGAGGTAGACGTACTTGGAGCCGTTGGCCCAGCTGTCCTGATCCAGATAGACCGCCTGGGACTTGCTCGCGCCGTTGGAGGCCGTCACGGTGAAGGTGTTGGAGTTGGACGAGGAACCGGATCCCCAGGTCGGGTCGTCCAGTGTGACCGACTGGGGCTTGCTAAAAGTTGTCACTGTCCCCGCGGAGTCCGTGATGGTCAGGGTGTCGCCCGCCGCGTTTTTCGTGATGGTTTTGATGTAGGTGGCGGGGATGTCGAGCACGGAGGAGCCGCACATCAGGATCGTGTCGTTTTGGGTGACGCCGTCGATCTTGTAGGCGTTCCGGCTCACGGATTGGTAACTCTGGCCGCCGGTGGAGAGCTGCAGGGTCCCGGCCTTGACCGTTCCGCCCTCGACGGTGGTCCCGCTGAGGGTGCTCGCCTTGATGGTCCCGGCGTAGCCGGTTTGGGTGATCAGGCCCGAGGCGGTGAGGATCCCGTCCACGTCCACATGGTCCGCGGAGATTTTCACCGTGCTGGCCGCGCCGTTGACGGCGGCCACGATGGAGGCCGCCTTTACGGTGGCGCCGCTGCCGGTGCCCTCCACCACCAGGGAGATCCGGTCGGCTTCCTGGGTGATCCGGCTCGAGAGGGTGTTGTCCGCGTCCTGCCGGTTGGTGACCTCGGTCTGGATGCTCTGGGCGTTCTGTGTGATCCGCGTGGCCAGGTTGTTGCCGGGGACGTAGACCGGGTTGTCGTTCTCGTCGAGCACCAGGTTTCCGTCCTCGTCCAGCATCACACCGCCCGCGGTGACGAGGCTCTCCACGCCCGTGTGGGCGATCTTGAGCACCGAGTTGAGCGCTTCCAGGCCGGCCATGAGGCTGTAGATGGTCACGCCGCTCTGGGCGTCCAGGATGATGCCGCTCTCCCACAGGGTCCGGATGCCCGTGCCGGTGACGGCGGGCTCGATCTCCCGGACGATCATGTCCCAGTAGGAGGAGATTTCCGCCGCCGTGGCCGCCCGGCCCGCCGCGCCTCCGGCCCGCCGCGCGGTCTCGCGGATCTGGGCCAGGGTCTCGGAAAACCGGGGGAGGACGTTGGACATGGAGACCCGCACGGCCTCCGGGTCGCCCAGGGCGTCCTCCCAGGTCAGGGCGACCACGCGCTCGGTCATGGTCGTGTCATAGTCGGGCAGGTCCACCCGGGCCATCTCGCCCAGGTGTGGCTCGTCCCAGGGGTCGCCGGTCTCCCGCCGGAGCTCCCGGGCCTCCACCTCGATCTGGAGCGCCGGCGCGGCCCGCTCCCGGAGGAACTTGGCCGCCCAGGCGTCGCACTGGGCCCGTTCGCCGGCCTTGATGTCCTCGGTGACCTCGATGTCGGCGACCTTCTCCACCACGCCCCAGGTGGCCTGGCTCGCGGCGTTCTCATAGTCGAGATACACCGTATCCATGCCCGTCTTCTGGCCCTGGGCGTTTTTGACGACCCGGTTGGCGGAGAGCCGGAGCTTGTTACACATCTCGGAGTCGTCCTGGGTCACCGTGACGCCGGTGGCGTTCCGCCGGAGCCGGATGCCCGCGGTGATGGCCGTGGTCTTCCGGACGAGGGACACGGTCCAGGGGAATGAGCTCTGATCGTAGACGAAGCAAAAATCCGTCTCGTCGGCCTCCACGGCGGCCCAGAGGTTGGAGAGCCGATCGTAGTTCATTTCCTTTTGCTCGATCGTGGCCGAGCATTCGCATGTCCCCAGCTGCCAGGGCGCCGCGCCGTTGATCCGCGTGGTCTGGAACGAGAGCAGGCGGGTCAGGTATTCCGTCATGGTGCCGGTGAAGGTCTCCTGGGCCTTCCAAAGGCTGTCGCTCAGGGTGTCGATGCCGTGCAGGAGGGTGACCTGGCTCTCCATCCGGTAGTCCCGGGCGATGTTGGCCACGCGGAAGATGCCCGCGCTCCCGCGGTTGGTGTAGACCTCCACGAGGGCGTGCATGGCCGGCACGGTCTCGCTGTCCGGGAGGGTCAGGGTCACCTCCGAGGTGCCGGTGAGTTGGAGCGTCACCTGGGCCGCCGTGGCCCGGATGCGCCGGATCTCTCCGAGGCTGTTATTCAGCAGCCGGGGGAGCCTTACGCGCAGCGCGCTCATTCCCACCGCCCCCTCGCCGTCAGCCGCGCCGAGATGCTGGCGTCCGCGGAGACGGAAATGGTGTTGGACCCGGGCCGGAGCAGCAGGTCGTCCGCGCTGTCCGCGGTCAGCTTGTCCATCAGGCGGGTCTCGCCCGCGCGGATCACGAGATAGTCGTCCTCTGTGTGCTCGATGGTCAGCGTGTCGCCGGCGGCCAGGCTCAGGCCCGTCAGGTGGAGCGTCTGGCCGACGGCGGTGAGGCTGAGGCTCGTCACGTTCCCGTTCGCGGTGATCACCGCGTCCAGCGGGGTCTCGTGGGTACAGCCCAGGGGAAAGGCCACGTTCCCGGAGCTCCCGGGGCCGAAGGTCCGCGTGGTGACGGCGTCGTCCTCCCAATAGGGCACGGCGTAGGCCGTGAGCTCGATCTTGACCTCCTGGGTGTAGTCCCGCACCGCGCCCAGCGAGGGCCGGGCCGTTGGGACCACCCGGAGGCGCTTGCCCGGGCGGTAGCTGGCGGTCAGCACGCCGCCGCTGCCCACCCAGGCCGCGATGGCGTCCAGCGCCGCGGACCGGGCCGCCAGGTTGTAGACCTCATGGATCTGGGCCACGATGGTCAGCCGGAGGGACCGGCGCACCGCCGCGACGGATCGCTCGCCGTCCCAGGCGGGATAGATGGCCGTCGTCACGTCCAGGGCCGGGACGTCCTCCTGGACCCCGCTGATCCACACCCGCGGGGCCGCGCCTCTGAGGCTCGCGCCGTTCATAAACAATTCAACATGCCGGGGCACGGTCTCACCTCCTCGCGGCGCTCACCTTCGCGCCCATGACCCGGTTGACGGTGTCGGCTACCATGGTGCCGACCACCTTTCTGCCCATGTAGATTTTCGCGTCGATGCCGGACTGGCCCAGCACGCCGCCGGACGCGCCGTAGACGCCGACGCCGCTGTAGCCGCCGCCGTAGGCGCCGCCCGCGGCGACGATGCCCTGGCTCATGACCGCGCCCATGCGGCTGGCCGCCGCGCTGAGGGCCGCCATGTTGGCGTCGATGCCCTTGATCACGCCGGCGGCGAAGGCCGCGCCGGTTGCCTGGCCCGCCGTCTCGCCGGCGGCCGCGTCTGCCGCCTTGGTAAATTCCTCACCCGCCGCGGTGCCGGCCTCAGCGGGCACGCTGCCGCTCATGGCGTCCTCGAGCTTCCGGGTGTACATGTCTTTGAGATATTCCAGCAGGGCGTTGACCTCGTAGGGCTCGAGCGGCATGTCGACGTGTTTCTGGTATTCGTTCCCGCGGCTGTCGTAGGCCGTTTCGTAATAGGTCCCCCAATAGCGCTGGAGCAAAGCCCACGGCGTCCACCCGACGCCCGTGTTCAGGTCGCCCATGGCGTCCCGCGCGCCCCACTTTTCGATGTCCGCGTGCAGCAGGCCGCGCTTGCGGATGTCGCCCAGGTCGCCGATGATCGCGCCGAGCTCGTTGGTGGGTTCCCAATACGTGGAGAAGAAGGGGTTTTTCTTGTACTCGCCGGTCTCGTTGTCCACCGCGGGGCCGAGGGCGTTGGCCAGGCGGGTCAGCATTTCCACGTCCTGCTGGACGTCCTCGCCCAGGGCCTCGGCGGCTTCCTCGGCCTTGGCCAGGGTGTTCTCGCGCTCCTCGATGTCCTTGGCACGCTGGGCGTCGCCGAGCAGATGATCCAGGCCGGTAGTCACGCCGTATAATGCCGCGCCCCACACAGCGAAAATGGCAGCGGCCGCGCCGAATCCTCCGCCGCCGTTGTCGGTCGGCTTCTCGGGCTGAGGCGGGCCGTCCTCCGGCCAGCGGAGCTGCGGCTTGCCGGCCTCCGTCACGTCGAACTCGTTCGGATCCAGCCGGATCGGGGTGCTGCCGCCGCCGCTGAGGTTGACGTCGCTCCCGCTGGGGAGGTTGAGCTGGGGGCTGCCGCCGCCGATGTTCACGGTGGGGCTGCCGCCGCCGATGTTGATGTCACCGCCGCCGGGGAGGCTCAGCCCGCTGCCGCCGCTTGGCAGGACGGGCATGTAGCCGTTCAGGCCGTCTCCGCCGCCCGCGTTGAGCAGGGGCGTCGCGCCGTTCCCGGGCAGGCTCTGCAGGTTCGGGAAGTTCGGCGTCGAGGGCGTGGTGGGCGTCGTCGGATTCGTCGGGTTCGACGGGGTGCCGTTGTTCCCGCCCACCATGTTCTGCACGTACATGGTGGTCACGTTGGAGGTGGTCACGCTCTCGGAGGTCACCGTCTGGGTGGTGACGGTCTGCTGGCCCACCTGTTCGGAGCTGACGTTCTGGGTGCCCACGTGCTCGGTGGACACGTTGGAGCCGTCCAGCCCGGGGAGGCTGCTCTGGCCGCCGCCGATGCCGTTTCCGCCCTTGCCGCCCTTCGCGCCGAAGATGTTCTTGACGGCCTTGCCCGCCTCGATCAGGTTCAGCACGCCCTTCGCCGTCTCAAACACCGCGAAGCCGCCGGCGATCACGCCCAGGGCGACCTTGACGCCGTTCTTGTTCGTATCCAGCCACTTGAGCGCGTCGGTGACGCCTTTCAGCAGGTTTTTCGCCGTTTCGACGGCGTGCTTGAAGCCCTCCGGGCCCGGGTCCAGGAAGGACCTGGCCAGGTCGCCGATGGATTCGCCCAGGTCCTTGATCATCTGCTGGCCCTCGTCGGTGGCGAGGAAATCATTAAAGGAGTTCACCGCCTGGGCCATGGAGCCGGCCAGATCCGAGAAGGTGGGGGCCAGCTCCGAGAGGACGGTCATCTTGGTCTTGTCCAGGGAGGCCCCCAGGGTGACCAGGGCGTCGTCCAGGTTGCCCAGCTGCTTGACCTGGTTGTCGTTGAGGACGTAGTTTTCCCGCGCCTCCGTCACGGCCGCGTCCCATGCGTCCGCGCCCTTATTGATCAATGGCAGGAGGTTGCGGTAGTTGTTTCCGAAGATCTGCTGGGCCGCGTTGTTCCGCTTGGTCACGTCCTCCATGGAGTGGAGTGCCCGGATCGTATCCCAGAAGACGTCGGACTGATCCCGGTCGCGGAACGCGACGCCCACCTGGCCCAGGGCCTTGGCGACTTCCGGGGATTCCTTCAGAACCTTGTTGTTCATCCGGGTCTGGGCCTGGATGATCTCATCGATGGAGGTGTCCACCATCTGGGCGGCGTAGTCCCAGGCCTGGTATGTTTCCACGTCCAGGCCGGTCTTTGTGGCGCTTGTGATGACGTCATCCGCCCAGTGGGCGGCGTCGGCTTCCAGGTCCCAGACCTTTTTCCCGAGGCCGGCCACGGTTTTGACCGCGCCCTTGACGGTGTCGGTGATCCGGTCGATGGAGTTGATCGCGCCCTCCACGTTGACCACGCCGCCGATGGCCTCCAGCTGGGCGCTGTAGTCCGCCGCGGCCTGGGCGCCGTTGTCCATGGCCTGGGAGGTGCTGTCGAGGCTCCCCTGGAGGCCCTGGAGCTTGGCCTGGGTGTTGGCCACGGCCGTCTGGGCGTTGGCCAGCTTCGTCCGCCAGGTCTGCATGGCGCGGTCGTTTTTCTCCACGCCCTGCTTCGTCAGCTGCTCCACGGCCTTCCTCGCCGCTTCCACGGCCTTTTGCTGTTCCTGGAGCTTCTCCGTCAGAATTCGCGTTTTCTCCTCGCGGTAGGCCTCCGCGTCGCCCGTGGCTTTGAACTGGGCCTCGCAGGCCTTCTCCTCCGCGTTCAGGGCTTTCACGGCGCTGGAGGCGTTGTTCATCGCCTGCCGGAATTGCTGCTCGCCTTCGAGCACAATCCGGGTTTTAATCTCGCGCTCGGCCAATGATCTCACCTCTCAGTCGTAGCATTCCACGCTCTTCTCGCGCTTGAGCTGATGTTGCTCATCGTCGTACTTTCGCCGGATCAGGTAGAGGTCCACGATCTCGCCGGGGGGCAGGGCCCCGGCCTCGGTGGAGGTCAGTCCGGCGATGAGTCCCCATCCTCGGATGGTTCGGACGGTGAGGCGCCCGTCACGACTTTTTTTTTGAGCTCCTCAAGCACCATGTCCACCTCTTCGTCGGCGTCCATGGTCTCCTCCATCCGCATCCCCTCCACCAGCATGGCGGAGAGCTTCCGCTGCAGCCACATGCCCTCGGCGGGGGTCAGGTGGCTTTTCAGCCAGTCCTCGTCGATGTCCAGCTCCCGGCCCTCCATCGCCTCGCCCTCGCGGAGCAGGACGAGCAGGGCGCGGATCATGCCGTAGCGCGTGGACCATATCTCCAGGATCGCGTGGGCGTCCAGTGGCGTCCCGTCCTCCGCGGGCCCCGCCATCTCGCCCAGCTTGTCCAGCACGTTCAGATTAAACACGGCGCTGTATTTCTTCTCGCCGATCTTGATCTTGTGAACCTTGACCATGTTTCTCTCTCCTTTAACCGCAAAAGGCACGGGAGGCCGCCGTGTCAGCTGCACTCCCGTGCCGGTGATTCAGTTTTATTCCACAATCACGATGTGGATTTTTACGTGGTACTGGGCCGTCGCGCTCCCGTTGGAAACGGTCGCGTAGAGGTCGACCTCGGCGGTGTCTCCCACGGCCCAGTTGTCGGGGTACACTTTGATGTATGGATCCGGATACCCCGGCTCGTTTTGATGCAGGCTTACCACGATACTCCCCGGAACGTCCGTCTCGACAAGCTCGTAGGTTATCTCGACGTTCTGGCCGCTGTACGGAGTGGCGCTGATGTTGATCTGACTCAAAACCGACGCTTGCTTGATTTCCAGCCGCGACTCGTACTCGCCCCGCCTGGGGGTGAAGGTCGGCGTCATGGCTCGAATCCCGAAACTCTGGAGCGCGAGGTCCGCCGGGATGTTATACCCGGCCACGGCGTCCAGCCATGCCTCGGCCTCGGCCTGGGTGTCGAAGGTCTTCCGGCGGCGGAACTTCGGGATCCCGCTGTCGTCCGCGTAGATCGCCTTGGCCCGGCCCGTGATGGTGGGGGTCTGCCACTCGATGCTCTCGCCCTTGGTCCTGCCGTCCTCGCTCTCCTCCGAGAAAAGGACGGACCAATACCAGACCGCCTGGTATTTTACCTGGCCCTGGACCTTCCGGACGCGGATATAGCCGAAGCCCACGGGAGCCGCGCCGTCTCCGCCCTCGTCGAAGAGGTAGCCGACCCCCTGCTCGTAGGACATGATGTCCCCGAGGAGCCACCGTCTTTTCTCGTCGTCCAGATCGTTCAGCCCGATGGTGAGGGTCATGCCTGTGATGCTGTTGTCGTCCTCGTCGATGATGTCGTCGGCGTAGAGCGGGTTGTTGTTGTGGGTCTTTGTCACGTTCGCCTGGATCGCCCGGCCGGCCACGACGGGGCCCGCGTAGCAAGGCATGGCCCCATCCTCAAATTCCGTGATCCGGGCAAAGACGGGGTGTCTGAGTCCGATAAATGCCATGGGTATCTCCCTCCGTCAGTAAAGGTTCCGGATGACGCGGAGCGTGGTCTGGCCGGCGAAGACGCCGGAGGCGGTGTAGCGGCTGATGCCCAGGGTGATGATCGCCCGGAGGCAGCTTCCGTATTCGCCGATGGCCAGGGTTCCGTCGTCGCCCGGCATGAGGGTATAGGTCAGCTGGGGACCTTCGCCCTCCGCGATGATCTCCGCGCCGCAGCCTTCGGTCATGTCGAGGATCTCCACCGTGTAGGTCATGCCCTCGGGGACCTCGGCGCTGATGATCTGCCCCTGATCCCCGCCCCTGGTTGGCAGGATGTCGAGGATCAGGGGGCTGTCATTCTCCGGCGCGGTTTGCGCTCCTACCGTCACCGCGGCACCGTCAGGAGCGCCGTCAAGAGATTCCGGCCTTGGCGTTCAACCACGTCTTGGCCTCCGCCTCGGTGTCGAAGGTCTTCCTGCGGCGGAACTTCGGGGAACCGGTGCTGTCGATGTAGCAGCCGAACACTCGGCCCGTCAGAGTCGGGGTCTGCCACTCGATGCTCTCGCCCTTGGTCTGGGCGTCCTCGCTCTCCTCGGAGAAAACCATTTTCCAATACCAGACCGCCTGGTACTTCACGAGGCCCGCCTTCTTCCGGACGCGGATGTAGCCGAAGCCCACGGGCTGGCTGGCCACGCTCGCCTCGTCATATTCGCCGGTGGCGGCGGAGCCGCTCTGGACGGGGATGTCGCCCAGGAGCAGGGCGCGCTTGTCGTCCAGCAGGTCGTTGAGGCCGAGGCTCAGGCTCATGGCCGTCAGGCTGTTGTCGTCCTCGTCGATCACGTCGTCCGCATAGAGCGGGTTGTTGTTATGCGTTTTGGTCAGGTTCGCCTGGATGGCGCGCCCGATCACGGTGCCGCCGGTGTAGGTCGGCATCGCGCCGTCGGCCGTCTGGGCAAACACCGCCGCCACGGGGTAGCGAAGTCCGATGAAAGCCATAGCGTTTAACTCCTTTCAATGAAATCGTCCCAGACAGCTTCCATGGCCTCGTTCATGGGCTCCTCGGCGGATCGCTCCGCCTCGTCCACGAAGTAGGTCGGCTTCTGCCGGGACGTTCCGTAGTGTGCGATGAACGCCTTGGCGGCGTTTCGCGTGCCGTTCGATCCCACGCCCTGGGGGTATACCTCCCTGGACGTGGCGTTATTTCCCTTTTTGGGGTTTGCCGGGGCGATGGATTCGATCATCTCGCCGGTCTCCCGGAGGCCGTGCCTCTCTGCCGTGGCCCTCCAGGATTCCGCGACCACCTCCGCGCCGGCCTCCACCATCTTCTCGGTCACCGCGGGGGCGCCGTCGCCCAGGGTGCGGAGCTCCGCGAAGATGTTGTCAAACCCCTGCGCGCTCATCCTGGCCATCAGTATCCCTCGCAGTCGAAGATGTGATGGATGTAGCCGGTGGACTTCTCAAAGTCCTGGATCCAGCGCACGGTGATGGAGGGCTCCGCGTCCAGCGCCGCGAAGAGCGCCGGGGCCACGGGGTCGCTGTCCGATTTGGTGAAGCGGTGGACCACGAAGGCCCAGCCCTCCTCGTGCTCGTCGTCGGAGGTCAGCGGCAGTCGGTGGGTCTCCTGCCAGTACGTGTAATCCCGGTCTTTTTCCATGGTGAACCGGTGCTTGGCGTTGGGGTCCACGCTGATGATCAGCGCCTTGATCTCCGCCGTCGTCATGGCCGTGTCACCTCCAGAGAGAGATCGGTGATCTCCGTCGGGCTGTCGTCGTCCAGACCGTGGAAGGCGCGGACGATCAGGAAGACCTCGTCCTCCGGCTGCCGGTCGGCAAACCGGTCCAGGTCCCGGAGGATCACCACGTCGGTGTTCTCCCGGATGGCCCGGTTCTGGAGGATCCGGATCTTGTTGTCGATCCGCTTCTCCTGCCGCCCCTCGGTAGGGCGGGACGGGGAGGACGCGAAGGACAGCTCCCCGAACCAGCTCTTGCCGATCACGGTGTAGACGGGGTTTGGCATCTCGCCGGGGCCGGCGATGTCCGCTCCCCTGAAAACCGTGCAGATCCCGTTGTCGAGGATCATCCCTCCACCTCCCTGTGCTCCTGCAGCCAGCGCTCGCGCCGCCGGAGCCGGAGCCAGTCTGGCATCCCCGTGTTGGCGTCGCGGTTGGCGTAGGCCCAGCAGGTGTAATCCACCACCAGCATCAGGTCGGCCACGCTGTCGGTCAGTGTGATCCCGGTTTTTTCCAGGTCGGTGACCGCCGCGCGGATCCGGTTCGCCAGGTAGCTGTCCAGGTTGGTGTCGAGGCGGTTCAGCCGCGCCTTGACCATGTCAAGGGCGCTGACCTCGTTCACGGTTCCGCTCATTTTGATCACCCCTTGCGGGAGCGCTTGGGTTTCGGCTCGGTCTTTTCCTCCGGCTTGTCCTCCGCGATCAGCCCATCAGCGGCGAGCCGCTGAACGGTATCCGGGGCCGGATTCGCTCCGGCCCGCGGATACTCGTCGCCCGGGTGGTAGATCGTGAGATCAGCCGGGGAAACAAAGGTCCGCAGGACCTTCATCAGGTGTTCGCGGTGTCGCTGGCAAAGGTCATGGTGGCGTTGGGCGTCACGCCGCCGATGCCGATGGCCACGAAGGCCTCCGCGATGGAGGGCGCGCCGTCATAGCGGGCCGTGCCCTTGAATACGGTCTGATCCTGCAGGAAGCGGACGTGCTCGCTCGTCGCGAACTTCGCGCCGGCGCGCTCGGCCAGCAGGTAGTTGTCGAAATACCCGCCGATGATCACGTTGTTCGGCACGAAGGACAGCACCTCGATGGCGCCGCCGATCACGGGCATGGTGTTGGCCACGCCGGAGACGATCTGGCCGTTGGCGTTGGTGCCGACGGTGGCCGCCATCAGGGCGGTGTAGGTGGTCTCGTTCATGACCCACACCTTGGTGCCGCGGGAATACTTGCCCTTGGCCGCGCCGGAGGCGGTCACGATGGCGGCGATCAGCGCGGCGCCGGTGGTAGCGGCGGGCACGGTGATCACGTTGGTCTCGTGGAGATCAGCCCAGGGGCGCGCGGTGGCCGGATAGCCGGTGGGCTGTGCGGTCTGGACCAGGCGGCTCACGATGCCCTGGGGCATCTTCTGAGTGCCGGAGGCGTTGCGGCCGTAGAGGATGGCCTTGTCCAGCGCCAGGCCGATGGCCTGACCGATGGCGGAAAGCAGCTCGTCCGCCAGGTCCACGTCCGCGTCCTCCAGGGTCGCGTTGCAGATGGCGAAATAGCCGCCGACCTTGAAGCAGTCGACCTCCACGTCGTTGAACGCGAGATTCAGTTCGTTCAGGTTGGCGCAGCAGTCGGTCCAGATTGCCTCTGGCACGGTGCCCATCACGACCTGGCGGCCGTTGCCGCCGATGGGGCGGACGTTCACGTGCTTGATGAGCTTGCTGTAGCCCGCCACGTTCTCCTTGATCAGGCCCAGTAAGACCTCGGGCACGAGAAGGCCGACGCCGGTCAGGGCGCGCTTCTCCTTGATGGACGTGCGGACCTCGCCCAGGAAGGCCTTGACATCGTCACGGGTTACCATCTGGGCCAGGCGGTCGCGGGTGTTCATGGTCACATTGCGGATCATGGGATCTTCACTCCTTCTTTCATGATTGGCGGGGGCCTCCCGCTGTTCGGGCTCAGTCTCCTGAGCCTCCTCGATGCTCTGGAGCTCAGTCTCCAGGGCGGTCACAGCCTCCTCGGCGGCGCGGATGTCGTTCTCCAGCGCGGAGCGGTCCGCGTCCAGCTGCTCGACCTCCGCCTGGACGGCGGCCTGCTCCTCCTCGGTCTCGACCTCGTCGATGGCCGCGCGGATCTTGATCTCCTGCTCGTCCAGATCGCCGCGTTTGGCTTTCAGGGTTTCCAGCTTGCTCCGCTCGAGTTCAATCTTTTTGCGGAGCATCAGGGCTTTCAGTGCCATTTCTGAGCACCTCCTTCATTCGTTCTTTCCAGGCCTGCAGCCGGCGGCGTTTCAGCTCGTCCCGCTCTTCGGACCGGGCGCTGATGTTCGTCGCCTCGTAGGCCGGGAATGTGCAGACGGATACCTCGAAGAGGTTGACCTCCGTGATCGTCCAGTGTACGGAGCCGTCGTCGCGGAAATCGGTTTCCTCGCTGACGATCTCAAAGCCGAACGAGCACTGATCCACGTCGCCCCGGCGGACGCGCTCCCAGGTGTTGACGGCATCGCCATCGTTCGGATTGATGGTGATGTCGCCCCACAGGCCGCGCTCGTCTTCCCGGAGCTCCAGGGTGTGCGCCTTTGTCCGGCCCAGTACCAGGGTCGTGTCATGGTTGGTCAGGGCCCGGATGTCCCCGCCTGCCAAAGATTTTGAGAAAGCTCCCGGCGCGATGCTTTCGCTCATGCCGTAGCCGATCTCGTAATTGGAGTTGAAGACCGAGAAATAGCCGGAGATGTGGCGGCTGCCGTCGTCCGCCTCCCGCGTCTGATACTCGGTCATGACCGCGCGGACGGTCCGCCGGTCAGCTGTCCTCTTTTCGTTCATGCTGATCCCTCCTCAGTGGGCACCGCTGGGCCTGGGGCGTCAGAGCCCACCAGCCCTTGCAGCGCTTGAAATACACATGGCCGCACCAGTCGCCGGCCTTCTCGCACCAGATCTTCATCCCGGGCTTGTACGTGGCGTTCGGGCAGTCCAGCTCGATCTTCATTCCTGCACCAGCTTTTTCTGTTTCCCGCTCATGTCGGCGGGGATGTAGTTCTCGAGGATCTTGTATTCCTTGAGGCCCGCGGGCGCCATGTGCATCCGGTCGCGCCACTCGTCGCCGTTGACATAGCCGCGGTCGGCGCCGGCAAGGAGGATGTCGCTCGTGGCCTTGAGGTCGTAGTCCATCAGGCTCCAGGTGTTCAGCTGCAGGTACCACCTGGGGCTCACGATCAGCCCCCGGGTGAGCTCCTGCTGGATGCCCAGGGCCAGCGGCCGGATCTTGTTCTGGATAAAGCTGTTCCACTCGTCCCGGTTGAAGTTCCCCACGCCCAGGAGGAACGCGGGGACGCCGATCACGGAGGCCACGGTCCGCTTGTCCATCTCGAGCGTGTCCTTGATGGCCAGGTCGCCCAGGCTCAGGGGGCGGATCTGCTCCACTGAAAAAGCCTCGGATGGGATCATCCAGGGCTCTCCGGGTGTCTTCGGCTTGATGTAGCTCTCCAGCAGCTTCGCCCGCCCCTCCGGGCTGGCAAATTCCTCCGTGAGGCCGTCCACCTTCACGATGATCGAGGGCTTCCACTCGCTCCGCATGAAGGCATTGATGGTTTTCTGACCCTGGCGCAGGTTGTCCGCGATGTCTTTCAGCGTCACCTGGATGCCGCGCCCCTTCCACAGGTCCCGCGGGTCCGGGTTGTAGGCGAAGTGCAGGACTTCCGCCGGGTCGAAGGGCTTTCCGTCGATCGTGATCTGGTAGTCCCGCCGGCTGTTCCCGATGGCCTTGAAGTCCACCCGGTCGGCCGCGATGGGCTCCAGGCTGTCCAGGATGCCGCCCCGGGTGTGGGGCACCACCACCGCGTTGCCCCTCCCGTAAAGCAGCATGTTCATCACGATGGCCGTCATCCACTGACTCCGGGTCATGTTGTCGCACGGCTCGATGTCGATTTTCCGGGAGAGCTCGTTGACGATCCGCTCGTCTCCCTTGTCGGTGTTTTGCATCAGGTAGATGGTCATGGAGCCGATCAGCTCCGCGATCCGGAGGCAGGCCGTCTGGATCTCCGGGCAGTCCGAGAGCTTCGTGTAGCCCGTGACGCAGAGGTCGTCATCGTCGAGCACGAAGGCCATGGTCCCCGCGGATCGGCGCTGGAATTTCCGCCGGATCCACTCTCTCACACTCATTTCGTATCCCCTCCAAACCAGCTCGCCGCGCGGCCTGATTTCTCCATGCACTCCAGCATCCGGACGGTAGCAAAAACATCGGCGTCGAAAACGTCGATGCGGTGCTCGGGCTGGATCTTCTCATACTGGATCATGTCGTCGGTCTTTTCGATGGCGCGGACATTTGCCACGCAGTACAGATAGGGCTCCGCGCCCAGAAAATACAGCTTCCGGTTTTTCGCCTGGCGCTCGATGTGCCGGAATCCCTCGGATTTCTTGTAGAAATACTGTGGCTGATCCACGATCGTGAAGCCCGCCTTTTTCATCCCGATGAAATACTCGCGGCAGAACTTCCGGTCATGGCCCACCTGGGCGATGTTGAACCCGGCCTTCTTCATGTCGACGAACCAGCGGACCACGTCGGCGTGGTTGTTCGTCGGCGCGTTGCACATCGTCAGCCAGCCGTCATCCTGCCAGCCGAACAGCGGGATATTGTCCTCGTCCGCTTTTTTCGCCGCGGCCACGATGGGGAACCAGCAGTGCGGGATCGTGATGTCGATGTCCTTGTACTGCCCATGCAGGGCCGAGGCCGTCAGGTCGTGCATCTTGGAAAGGTCCGCGCCGCCGTACCACTTGATCGGGAGCGAGGCCAGCTTCTTGAGCTTTTTCTGCAGCGGCCAGTCCGCCCCGATGCCCAGGGCGGCCTCCGCCTCCTCGTTGCTCCGCCGGAACTCGTCCAGGTTGAAGTACGCCTTCTCGGCGGTGGTAAAGATGTTGAGCCGCTTGGAGAGAAAGTCCTTCCGCATCTGGGGGTCATTGCTGGCCTGCAAGGCGTCGTTCATCATGTCGCCCGGCCGGATCGTGACGCCCCAGCTCGGATTGGCCTTGATCATCTGCTCCTCGGCGGTGTAGTCCACGTCGCCGGTCTCCTCGTCCGGATCCGCGCAGCACAGGAAGATGAAATACTGATCATCCTGCACCAAACCGCGGAGCACCTTCCGGCAGTAGTCCACGCGCTGGGCGCAGAATCCCGCGCCGTCGTCCCCGGCCGTGGTGATCCCGATGACGAGCTTGTTGGTGTAGGCCGCCGTGGCCTCCTGCAGGATCGTGTACTGCTTCGCGCTCTTGTAGGCGTGCATTTCGTCCGCGATGATGATGTTCGCGTTGAAGCTGTCCTGCTTGTCCGGGTTGGAGGCCAGGGCGTGCATGGCCACGGAGCCGCCGGCGATCGCCTCGTTGTAGACGACGTGGTCGAAGCTGTTGTTTTTGATCCTCCACCCTGATCTTTTCAGCAGCGCCGGGGTGGGGTAGAGGGTCCGCACGTTGTAGGCCCAGGAGTCGAATGTCTCCATGGCCTGCTTGAGGGCCGCGCCCACCACGTACACCTTCGCCCCGGAGACGGCCTCCAGCAGCGCCAGCGCCCAGGCCAGCGCGGAGACGAACAGGGTCTTGCCGTTCTTCCGGGGTATGAAAATGAGCGCCTCTTTCGTGACGCGCTCATTCGTGCCTCTGTGGTAAAAGATCAGCAGGCCGTAAACAACGAGCTTTTGCCAGGGCTGCAGTAGCAGCGGCCTGCCCCGCATCGGCGAGGCGTCCAGCGCCTGCCCCTGGCGGTGGTGGTAGGTCGTCTCGATCGCGTCGATCACGAAGTCGGCGTCCTGGGTCCGCACGTCGAAGTCCGCCCGCTGCAGGAAGTCCAGGAACCGTCTGCACCCGAGCACCCGGTCCCGGTTGGCCATGATCCGGCCGTCCGCGACGCCCTGGGCGTACTCCATCACGGTCTTTGCGTGTCTGCCGGTGAGCTCCATAGCATCAGCCTCCACGCAGCGCGGCCAGCGCGCTCGCCAGCGGGTCGGCCTCCTGCTTGGCCGCCAGCGCCGCCTCGTTGAGTTTGCGGAGTGCCGCCGGCGTCAGCCCCAGCTCACGCTCAAGCTCAAGGCTTGCCTTGTCGGTCTTGTCCATTTCGTCCAAAACCGGATTTCTGATAGCAATCGCGGATCCTTTCGCCTTGACCACGGGCGCGCCGCCCGTTTTCAGGTACATCTCTTTGAGCTTCAATCGCCTGACGCGGAGCTCTGCCAGGCGCTCGATTGCGTCCTCAAATTCCGGCTTGTAGACCCCCAGACTGCGGCACTGGGAGCGGATCTTCTCTCGAAATCCCTTCTCCGTGGTCGCTTTCATGGTGGGGGCTCCTTTCTCTTGGAATCTCATAGGGCTTGACGTCGCTGATCTCTTTTCCGAATGTCCTGATCCCGTTGAACATTTCGACATATTCCGCGACCAGCTGCCGGTCGACCGTCAACACGGTATTCTCACATCTCGGGTTAGTGTTGACGTTGGCGGATGACTCGATCAGGACGTCGAACCGCTCGCCGACGATGATGGACACCTTCGCGTGATTCCGGAATACCACCACGCGGCCGCCGCACTCCGCTGCCAACTGCACGGCCGCCGCGTAGACCTCAGAATAGCTCCCCGGGAAAATTTCGCCCATGAAAAAGTCAACGCGCCCCAGCATCCCGCGCCGGTGCCATTCCCGCAGTTCCTCCACGTCCTCGCCGGCCATGCACCATGTGCTGATTGCGAGATAAAGCACGCGCTGCTGTCGCAGTACGTGCCGCACATATGTCAAGGCGTCCACGTCGCCCCAGCTGAAGCAGTGAAAGCAGTCGCCCTCCTGGAAGTGCCACGCCATGGCGTCGGAAAGCGCGGCCTCGGAGGTCAGCTTCCGCGCTATGTGCCGATGTCCCCATCGGTGCCTGACTTTTACGCTCTCCGTCTGCTCTTCATGGTGTTCCTCCTCCGGATCGTCGCCGAAGGAGAACTCCGGGAAGTCAAAATCCATGAAAAATGCTCCTTTGGAAACGTCCCCGCGGATATAAAAGGG